ACAGCATCTAAAGCGACTGGAAAACTAACTCTTCCTGTAAACAAAGCTGAGTATGGTGGCGGAGATATCGTGATTACTGAAAATAATCGTCGTATTTCTATAGTGAATCAACGAAGTGGTACTCCGCTTACTTATTCTATTATGCGTCAACAAGCGGATGGTACATTGAACGTTTTTAGTAAAGATATTACGATTCCTAATTCCGACATAGCAACAGATGGTACGGTAAGTAATCTTATGTTATTGGAAGGAGTTGTACAATCACAAACAGGAAGTTTTGGACAAGATGCAAACAGACAGACCATCGTGTTAAACAATGGTCCTGTTATTGAAGGAAGTATTGGTGTATCTTCAACTGAAGGTATAGAGTATAATGAGATATCCAATTTATATGTGGCTTCTGGAGGAAACACTCCCGTCTTTGAGAAAAAGTATAATCAAGATATGACAGCCACTCTTTTCTTCGGCGATGGTGTAAGAGGAAGAATGCCAACACCTGGCGCAACGTATATCGTTACTTATCGCACAGGTGGTGGAGTAAATGGTGATATCGCTAGAGGTACAATAGACACTAACGTAACCATACTTAACGGCGTTAGCAATATTGTTGCAAGAATAGAAAACACCACAAAGGGAACGGGAGGAACTACAGCAGAAACGGTAGCACACGCTAAACGATACGCTCCTTATTTCTTCAGAACCCAGTATCGAGCTGTGACCGGAGAGGATTATAACGCTCTAGCTAATTCTTTTGTCGGAACAGCAGGTAAATCCGCTAAAGCAATGGCTTCTTTACGTAAAAACGGCGCAGCCGCAAATGTTATAGACCTTTTTGTTTTAGCTAAAGCTTCTGAAACACAACTTGAACGTGCGTCAGTAGCTTATAAAAAAGAACTCCTTGATTATTTCCAAGATTATAAAATGCTTACCGATGATATCGTAGTAAGTGATGGAGTAATACGAACTTTGGATTTAGTTGCAACTCTGTTTATTGATAGAAGTAATCGAAGAAATGCAGATAATATCAAACAAAAAGCTGCAAATGAGTTACTAAATTACTTTAATGTAGATAACATGGAGTTTGGTCAAGTTCTTTCTATAGCTGATTTAAATAACTTTATGTTACAAGTTCCTGAAATAAGGTTCTTCAAAGTTAATAACATCGACTCCGACATATATTTAAATTTCAACGAAATTATACAACTCAACAACTTTGAGTTTACTGTAGAACTAGTATAATGGCATCAGACTCAGGACCAGAACAACAACACTTCAAGTCTAATTACATTGAAGTAATTAAACGTATTGTACCTGAGTTTTATGACGAAACCGAATACAATTTATATGGTGAAGAAGAAAATTTAGAATATAATGTACTAGCTAAGATTTTATATACGGCTAAAAACTTATCTTCACTTATTGACATTCCTGTATCCTCCGGTCAATTTGGAGGTTCGTCAGGCGAAGAATACTCTAGTATTAGGTTTGTGCCTTACTTTGTACCGTTTAATAAGATAAGTAGAGTTTCTCCTTATGATTATGAAAAACATGTATTAAATCCTTTAGGAAAATCTTTACGGGACTTCACGAATGTTAGAGATTTTAGCTCTTTTATAATTACATCTGCGCTCCCAAATACTCATCTCAACCAAGTAACCGACAAATTTGTATCGGGATATAGTTCAATCGTAGACCCTGCTGTTTCTTCTGTGTCCGCTGTCCAAAACGAGTTATTGGATAATTTAGGATGGGCGTATATGCTCAATACTAGTGGTAAGGTGGTAGATGCTAACTCCATTACTTTGAGCTCTTTACTTCTTAGCAGTATAAACGATGATTTATATTTAGGAAAAAACATTACTGAGTCAACAGGTGTGTCCATTATAATGAAATGGATTTTACGAAACTGTTTAGGAGGTGGAGCGGAGTGGACGCAAATACAACAAAATCATTTACCTCCTCCGTTTAACGCACCGTCTTCTACATACTCTAATAATTATTTTGCATCCGGCGCTCAATTAGTAAGTGCTTTAGATACGTTAGTGAATGTATGGGTTAATGAAGACGACCCCAACTCGTTATATTTTAAAGATATTGTAAACGCATCTTTACTTGGGTTAAACGTAACTCGAATGGAGAATGCTGGTCCTATGGGTAAAATGTTAAAGGCATTAGCATATGCATTTTATGATGTTAAAAATACAGTACGAGATATTCAATTTTTATTAGATATAGAAGAATGTCCTGAAGAGTTTTTACAATACTTAGGAAGATATTTAGGTTGGACATTCTTTACCACCGACCCTGCTAAATGGAGAGAACAACTTAAACAGGCAATTTATTTGTATAAAGCTAAAGGTACTAGACAAGCGTTAACTAACGCTATACAAATGGTAATACCTTCCGGGTTGTGGGATGCGAATAACCCTACATCAGGTATTCAGGAGATGTACGAATCTTACGTTCCTAATCTAATTTACTATGTTATTAAAACAGAGACCGAGTTTGGCTCAAGTACCGAAGCTTATTCTAAATTAATTAGAGCATGGAATAGAAGTTTAGCTGCTTCTGGATTTAATATAAAATTAACAAATTACGATAGCGCTAACCCTGATAATAATGCTCGGTTCCTGGTCGATTATATTTTACAGTACTTAAATGAGAAACATGACTTTATAAGATTTCACGGAAAGAGTTTCAAAAAATCAGACATAATCAATACTCAAGTAAGTGCTGGGGTAAAACAACCTGGATTTTTTCACAGAGGTAAAAACGTTCCAATCCCTCCATGGGAAGAACATCGTTTTTATCAAAATACTTTAATAGATGCTCCTGTAGTACGAGACCTCTCTACTTTAATGACTCGAAAAGTTAAAGATTTAGGTCTTAATGTATCCTCGTCTGCAGCACAAAGTTTGTCCCGGTACATTACAAGCTCTACAGAACTAACAGACACAAACATATACAACTTACCTAATATGGGTGTAAATCTTGGATTTACATTTATGTCTTCTGCTTTAAATCTACCTTATAATTATGAAAGAATTATTAGAAAAGGACAGTTAGAAAATATGTCTCTGTTTGATTTGTGGAATTCAAAATCGTCTACGGTCAATAGTAAATTTATGGCATCTTCCATAGATTGGGAGGTAGACGATTTCTTTAATATCGGACAGACTAAGTTAGGGAAAGAAGCGTTACCGGCGGTCATAGACATTTTTAGACAGTTTAGCCCTTTCCACGTACTTAACAAAATATTTGCAGGATTCCAACTAGATGACGGGTATTTTATCGGCTCTGCTTTATCTGATAGAACTGATTTTCAAATAATAAATACTTTACAAAGCGACGCCGACCAATGGAATAGCAGTTACGTAACCTCTGCATTCCCTGGAACTTTAGGAACCGGGATATTCTCTGGAATCTATCCTAATATCACCAACCCCCAACAAGGAAGATGGGTTCCTTCTGCTACTTTATACACCGCCCCATACTTTTGGAGTGGTGGCGGTCCGGAAACTGTGAACGTTCTTCCTATTGGTACTAAGAAAAATGGAAATGCTCCTAGAAGCGCAGGCAGACGTAGAAGTAATAAATATAAATTTATAGGGTGGGCATACACACGTGACGGGTTGAACCAACCTATCAACACTGATTTGTTTACCGCTAGTGGGACGGACACAGCCCGTGGGTTATATGCTTCCGGATTTTTACCAAAAGCGTTTAACTTCTCCTCACAAAGTTATGTTACTACCAGTGGAAGTTTATCCTCTGTTTATTCGTATTATGATTCTAGTGGAGATATACCAACTTTCCCAGGTTACGGAGGAAACACGATTAAAGGGTATTTTCCTCAACGCGCAATTCCTGATGAAGAACTAAATGTTTCAGGATGGAACACGTTACGAGCTACGTTTGGCTCTACTATTTTGCATACGTTGGCTGATATATTTGCTAGGAGAGGAGAAGAAGACTCCCGTTGGCAATTACAAACTGAGGAAAGTTATACGAATTTTAAATGGGGTAACGGTATGATGCTCCTGCACAATGCCTTAAACGACATTTTCAATGGACAGCTCCGAAACTCTGTTCCTGCGGGAACCATCCAAGTTGGAGATAAATACGGCGGAGGTTTCAATTTAATAGCTCACGTGTTTGGTCCAACCCTATTCAACCATGCATTCAACATTCCAGGAACTATGCTCGATAGTTTAAGCAGTATCGCTTACCCAGAAATAGGAGCTACCACAGTTTCAGCATCTCACCCCTCGTGGAGTGCAGTAGCTACCACACCTGCGGTCCTTAATGACCCTGTTTTTGTAGGGACTAATGGAAACGATATATCATTGGAGGAAGGTATTTTACAAGCTAACGCTATTAATTCATACAGACACCCACTGGATATATTTGAAAGACCAGATACAGAATATTTTTCTAACGGAATGTTATTGTCGGGTGTAGAAACAGTAGCTCCAAACGTTAACTCTATGGCGGTGTGGAATTACCGTACGAATAATGCGTACAATGTAGATAAACTAGGACCTTCAGGTCTAACACTCATACAACGACATACACCTTCAGAACCAAGGGAAACAGTGAGAGTAAGATATCCGCTTGATGGAAATATGAATTACTCTTACAATGGTCGCTTTAAATTTCCTCCACGTGATGACGCATTACTAAGTAAAAGTTTATCTTCATTAGCTGGGTGGAGAATGGTAGACCAGTACCGAGCTTCCGGAGTTTCTAAAGAGGTTATCGAAGACACATCCGTTGACGCTGATGCCAAAGTAACATTGGTAGAGACTTATTCGAGCGCTCTTAATTTTGTTACTTTGAGTTGCAGTGGAGGAGGAAAACTTACAACGAGTAGTATTCTAGGTCTTAAAAATAACCCATCCTTAGCAACCAACTCTAACCCTGCTAGTAGGTTTACTCCTGCAAATTTAAGATATTTAGAGCCAGGAAGAACTTATGGTTTAACGTTAGAAGCCTCTTCCAATAGTGGAGGAACTCCCTTACTCACGTACAGTGTGATGAATAAGAGAGCAAACGGTCAATGGAAAC